ACAGATTCGAGGGCCATCATCAATCCATCTTCAGTAGAGGATGTGAAATCCATATCTTTTTCAATCTCAAGATACGTTTGAAGTTGCACAGGGACATCAACATCATACTGCAGAGCACAGTACGTTGCAAATGCCATGAGTTTCTTCATTGCAACAACAAATGGGGAGGTTCTCACCATATTAATTCCGTCAAGAGCTACTTGCGCAGCTCTCACCTTATTGCCCATGGATTGAGGTTCATTATTCGAGTGATCAACACAAAATGCGCTATGCAACATTTCAATTGATGAAGCCAAATAAGAATCAACCAACATGACAATTGTGGTGGATGTGGCGAAGATCAAAGATCTATCACCCAATCTCAATTTAATGAAATTCACCAACGGAAGGGAGAATATGGTTTTTACATCGTCAAAAGACCACGATTCCAAATCAGGATTTATACTCTTGAAATGATCAAGACTCTGTTTTGAAATGCGATATGTAATCACCAGATCTTCAGCAAATTTGGTCCAATAATTCGCTGTTTTGTAATTTCCGGATCCCACCACGGATTTTACATTCTTTTCCGCATGCTTAAAGTGCGCACGGAAATCATTGAGGGGCGACGCCGCTACAAACGGAGGTCGGGACCACTCTGGTCGCTTCCAATTACTTGGAAGGTGTTCGAAGGCAACACGAGCATTGCGAGCAATGCTTGCGGCCGGGAGACGAATCGGTTCGGATTCCTTCTCTTCAAATTCTGCCAAAAAGTCCGCTTGAGGCGGACGATAGACGGTAAGTTGAAAATCTTCACCATTTGGTAATTCGTCGAAATCTCCCTGGGGGCTCAGTATCATAAAATCTTCGCACTGAGCGCGCGCTTTTCTACTTTTTTCTTGCTGTTCATTGTTCATCTTTTTAGAGAGTGTAAAATCGTTATTGCTTGTAATTGTGACCATAGTGAGAGTTTAAAGAAAAAAGGGTGCCATTGTTATCTTCAGTTGAACGGTTGGCAAAAACTGGCTAGCGTGGGTCCAGAACAGGGTCATGACTCCTGCACACGGAAACTGTAGGGCAACTAGACTGTCCTATGATATGAACTCCAAGTTCTCTGGGTTAATCAAGGAACCCCTATCGGCGATACTACTAAAGTGGATAGATTGGAGGGTTCAGAGTCCCAAACAATTCAATAGTAGGGCACGACACAGCTGAGAAGGTAGCTGCTTTTACACGAGGTGACGAAAATACTGTACCCATACGGTACAGGGATCACCAAGGAACAACATACTAAATTTTAGTACTTTTACGGAAGAACGACACACAATTAAATGTGCTTTTACTAAGATTTTTTATGGGGTTTTCACAGGGGGTTTTAAAGTTTTTATTTTGTTTTTTAAATTTCTTAATATAAAGATACAGAAAGACATAAAAGGGGTGCGATCCATTTTGAAGGATTACGGAAAGCAAAACCTAGAAATAAAACATGTTTCAAATACCTTCGAATAAATTAATATAAGATATTTTATTATCGGTAGCCGGGCAGGCTGGGTAAGAATCACGACATTATCGACTTAATCGTCGAATAATATGGGTTGTTACTCCAGATCTTGTATGCG